ACGCAAGAATCATGAGCTAATCGGGAAGCTGAAAAAAGCAAAGTCCATACCCGAGGATGTGGATGTTCAAGAACTGTTGGACTTCAAACGACAAGCCGAACAATCAAAACTTGAATCAGAGGGCAAGTACACCGAAGCGCGACAAGCTTTGGAGCAACAATTCCGTGAGGCGTCGGCGGAAAAGGACAAGCGCATTCAAGAACTTGAAGCCAAAGTTCGAGAACTAGAGCTGATCAGCCCTGCAGTTTCTGCCCTGGCAGATATTGTGCATGATCCTGATCTAGTGCTGAAGACTAAATTGTCTGCCGACAAAATTCAGCGTGAAGCTGATGGCACTGTTGTCGTTGTCGATGGCTACGAACGCAGACCTGTTGCAGATTGGGCAAAGGCATCGTTGCCTGAGTGGATGCAGAAAGCACCGAAGCCACAAGGTTCTGGTGCACCATCAGGTCGCAGCACTGGTGAAATTCCAGCAGGCATGAAGAATCCATTCACCAAGGAAAACTTCAACCTGACCGAACAATCACGTCTATTTAAGACTGACCGTGATTTGTACGATCGGATGAAAGCTGCAGCCGCACGTTAATATAAATGTGAGGCAAAGCTACGCGGAGCCATTCTGGGTTACGCCCACACCGTAAACAACTTTTGAGGATTTTTAGTCATGGCGACTCTTCGCTCTGACATCATCATCCCCGAGGTATTTACGCCTTATGTCATCGAGCAAACCACCCAGCGTGATGCCTTTTTGGCTTCTGGTGTAGTGCAGCCGATGGCTGAGCTGAATGCCACCGAGGGCGGTGATTTTGTCAACGTTCCCTTCTGGAAAGCAAATCTTTCTGGTGACTTTGAAGTTCTGTCTGACAGCTCTTCACTGACTCCCGGCAAGATCACTGCTGATAAGCAAATTGGCGTAATTTTGCATCGGGGCAGGGCCTTCGAAGCAAGAGATCTGGCCGCACTTGCTGCTGGTTCTGATCCCATGGCTGCCATTGGTGCCAAGATCGCTGATTACGTTGCCAACCAGCGTCAAAAAGATCTGCTGTCCTGCCTCGGCGGTATCTTTGGTGCTGTCGGTACTGACAACGCTTCTGCTTCTTTCCAGGCACTGACCATCGACGGTGGTGGATCTGGTGAGACTGCATTGTCTCCGCGTCACGTTGCTGAAGCCCGTGCAAAACTGGGTGATCAAGGCGACAAGCTTTCTGCCATTTGTATGCACAGCAATGTGTACTACGACTTGGTTGAGCGTCGTGCCATTGATTTCATCTACGACAACACTGGCGCTGCTGACTCTGACGCAACTCAGGGTTCAACTGCAAACGCATTCGGCAACGTTTCCGTTCCGACCTTCATGGGTCTGCGCGTGATCGTTTCTGATGATGTGCAAACCAGCGGCACTTCTCCTAACAAGAAGTTCGCCGTTTACTTCTTCACCGAAGGTGCTGTTGCTTCTGGCGAACAGCTTGCACTGCAGACTGAAACCGATCGTGACATCCTCGCCAAGAGCGATGCAATGTCCATCGACCTTCACTACTGCTATCACCCTGTTGGTGCTAAGTGGGGCGTGACCACCACGAACCCGACTCGCGCACAACTGGAAACCATCGGCAACTGGTCGAAGGTGTACGAAACCAAGAACATTGGTATCGTGCGTGCGACTGTCACCTCTAACTTCGATTGAGGAGGTAACTAATCATGGCTTCTATCTTTGAACTAGGTGACATCCCTGGCGGTCTTCTGCCAGCGCAGATGAAACTTGCAGAGCCTACTGACACTGCAACCCTGAGCGCAGCTAACAGCTACAACGCCATTGTGCGTGGTGTGCCTACTGCTGCTGCTACTTACACCACTGCCACTGCTGCAGCTATCGTTGCAGCTATTGGCGGTGATTGTGCTGTCGGCACCACCTTTATGGTGGTTGTGCTGAACGCTTCGGCTGGTGCTTATGCCATCACCGTTGCTGGTGGTACTGACGTTACTGTCAGCGGTGTTGCCACCGTTGCTCAGAATGCTTCCAAGATCTTCCTTGGTCGCGTCACTAATGTGACCTCTGGTTCTGAAGCAATCACCCTGTATGGTCTGGGTTCTACTGCATCTGCGGTTGCTTGATTATGGGTTTATTCGCTTTCCGGCGAATGCGTGAACGTGAGGCTACTGCTTCGGCAGTGGCCTCTTTTTCTAATGCTGAGCCTAAAATCAAAACAGAGCCAAAGCCAAAAAGGCGGAGGACGGTAAAGCCCAAGCCGGAGAAACCTGATGGCAATCACACTTGATGCAACGGTTGGCGGGGCAAATGCCAACACTTATTTGACCCTCAGTGATGCCGACGACATCGTTGATGGCTTGGTTGAAGATTCAGATGTGATTGCATGGGCTTCAGCCACTGATGATCAAAAGAATCGTGCGCTTTATACCGCAGCACAACGTCTTGATCGTGAACGTTATTTAGGCGCAAGGGTCACTGATACACAAGCACTGCAATGGCCGCGCACTGGTGTTCGCAAGCCTGACACCTACATTAATACTTATGCAGTCGGCTTTCCGTTCAGGATTACGACTGATTATTTCACTGACACGGAGATTCCTGATCAGGTCAAAAAAGCGCAGGCGATCCTTGCCGTTTATCTGAACAACAACAAAGACGGCATTGGCCTCAGTGGATTGGAAGACTATAAGAACGTCAAAATCGGCAGCCTTGATGTGACGCCTGACAAGTCTGGTGCTGTTGGTGCAGATCGTATTCCACCGATCATTGAACGTTATTTGACAGGGCTTAGAATTAGTGGACCAGGCAACATTGCTGTGAAACGGAGCTGATCATGCCTTACGAAACTTCTATTGATCCGTCTTACAGCATTGGCGCTGATTTCGTTAATTCAACGGATGCACAGACTGGTCGTTGGCGTCGGATTGTCATCTTGAAGAACAACACCAGCTTTGATGCACTGACGGTTCACAACTGGACTGGCAATAGCATCTTGGATGAAGGATTGCCAGCAGGCTTTGAAATCCAAGGTGTCTTTACTGCATTCACCCTGAACAGTGGTGGTGCTGTCATCGCTTACAAAATTTGATCATGACGAAACTAACCGGCGGCCACGCACCAGTTGATTACACCATCGGCGCTGAGGTCATTAACGACACAGCCGCTCATACTGGTCAATTCTCGTATATCGCCTTTTACGAGAGCAGCACAATCACCGAAATCCTGAGCGAAAACGTGACGGATAATGATTTTGCTGGTGCCAGTGTTGATGCAAGCACAGCCCTAGAGGGTTACTTCACCAGCATTCAGCTCCAGAATGGGGCTTGTATTGCCTACAAGATCTGATGGCACTGGCTGATTCGCTGCGGAAGGTTGCCAATAAAGCCATCGGCAAGTTTGGCGGCGATGTAACGATTCAGTCTGTCTCACTTGGGTCTTATAACCCGACAACAGGAACAGCGACTGAAACCATCACCTCTGAAACCGTTAAGGGTGTTCTAGAAGACGTGAACGCATCCGAGGTTAATGACCTTGTGCGTGGTGATGACAAGAAACTGACCGTTGCGGCATCTGCGTTGTCTAATGTGCCTGGCCTTGATGACAAGGTGGTCATCAGCAGCGTGACGCATCAAATTGTGCAGGTTGAAACGGTTGAGCAGGCTAATCAGGCGATTGTTTATCAATTGTTCTTAAGGGCTTGATCATGGCACGAGAAATCAAGCTGTCTCAAATTGCTAATTTTATGGAAGGTCAGGTTGAGCAGTTGCTGCGTGTGACTGTGCTTGAAACTGATCGCAAAGCGAAAGAAGGAAGCCCAGTTGATACCGGCAGATTTCGCATTAGCTGGCAAGTTGGTGAAAATGCAGCCAATAGCAGGCCAGCACCTAAGGGTGATTACAAAGGAACGCCAGCACCATTGAAAGGATCAAATTATCAAGCTGGGCAAGAGAAGCTTGGCAACTACTACAGCATTCACAACAACTTGCCATATGCAGAGCGCCTAGCAAACGGCTATAGCCAGCAAGCGTCAGCAGGTTGGATTGATCTTATCGGCAAGCAAATGCAAGCCTATGTACGATCACAATATGAAAAAATCAAGAGGCAAGGATAATGGCAGCAGCAGATCTAAACACAGTACGCGCAACGATTGAAGCCAGGCTTGCAACTGAACTTGCGGACACTCCTGCAATCCCAGTTGTCTTCAACAATGTTTCTTATGCGCCAACTCCCAATTCATCATGGGTGCAATGCCTGTTAAATTTTGGTGCCAATGAATATTTGAGCCAAGGACTAACAACTGATTCTCGGAATCGAATTGTTGGTGTCATCGTCATCAATATCTTCACCCCTGCTGGTGTTGGTTCCGGCGCTAACTACACGATCGGCAAGCGAATTCGTGATCTCTATAATCGAATCATAGTGTCGGGGGTTTACTTCGATGCGCCAATCGGTCCCGAAGTTGTTGGAACCCCAGCACCTGAAGGCTACTTTCAAACTCAGGTCCGTGTGACCTTTGAATTCATCGAGGAACTCTGACCATGGCAACCCTTCGAGGCGAACAGGGAACTGTTCAATTTGATGCAGCAGGCTCTAGTAATGCCACGATTGTTGGCACTCGTAGCTGGAGCCTGACCATCACTAAAGAAACGCTAGACACCAGCGTTCACGGCGACACTTTCCGCAGCTTTGTTGGAAGCATGGTGTCTGGTTCCGGCACTGTTGAGCTTGTTTACGATCCAGATGCAACTGGTCAAGCTGCATTCCTTGAGGATGTTGTGACGACTAGCGATCCTGCCGATGCAACATTTGAGCTGTTCACAACCGGCACAACTTCAGGTTCTGACAGCGTTAGCTTTGCCGGAATCATCACCGACATGGAAATTACTTCCACTGTTGGTGAGCTTGTCATCGTGAGCTGCAGCTTCATCACTAGCGGCACCATTACTTCTAACCTTGAGTGATGAATTTTTAGGCATTTAGTGCTACTGTGAGCGGGTCATAGTTTGGCCCGCTTTTTTAATGGCACCGCAAAAGCGTACGGTTGATCTGCTTACTGATGCGTTCGATCTGAATCAACGCCGCAAGTTTGAGCTGAAAAACGAAGGCGGCGAAAAGCTGATTGATTTGTATTTCAAGCCGATCACCCGCGCAGATCGTAAAAAGGCATCAAGCCTCGCTGGCACTGAAGAAGCACTGGACATCAGCACGCAGATGCTGTGTCAAATGGCAGAACTTGAAGATGGCACGAAAGCTTTCGCACCTGCTGATGCGGCAAGGCTGCAACGCAAGCTGCCTGAGACGGTGCTAAATGAAATCGAATTGTTCCTATTTGGTGTCAATTCTGACCCTGATTTTGACGAGGCAAAAAACGACTGAAGCAGGACAAGTGGCTCAAGTTTGAGTTTTTCTTGTCCTGCGAACTTGGCATGACTGTAAGTAGGCTTCGCACAGAACTTACTGATGCGGAGCTGATTTACTATGCCGCGTATTTTGCAGCCAAAGGCGAAGAGCAAGAGCGTGCACAGCAACGCGCCAAAATGCGGCGATAGCATGTGACTATTGCTTAGGCAGCCGTGGCAGTATCTAACGTTGAACTGATTGTCAACGCGGTTAAGGCTATTAACCCGTTGCGTCAGGTTGACAAGGAAGGCAAAAAACTGCAGCGCACAATGACAGGCACGCAAGTTGCCATGCGCAACCTGTCTGTAGTTGCTGGCCGCATGGGTAAGCAAATGCGGTCGGCTTTTGATCGTGCAGCCGCAGGCGCAAAAGCGTTGGCGAATAAATTAAGCGGCGTTCGCGGCGCAATCCTCAGCGTCGGAGCAGGTGCATTAACTAAAAGAATTATTGGGCAAGCTGCAGAGTTTAAGCAAACAGAAGTTCGGCTCAAGGCGCTTTCTGAAGAGTACGGTGAATTCGCGCAAATCCAAAAACTTGTAAGCCAAAACGCCAAAACCTTCAATCAATCGCAAGCCGAAGCAGCAAGCAATTTTTCAGACGCTTATGCACGCTTGCGGCCGCTTGGCATTTCGCTTGAACAAATCCAAACGGTTTACGAAGGATTTAATGCAACAGCATTGGCGAGCGGTACATCTGCTGCCGCTGCATCTGGTGCATTCTTGCAACTGAGCCAGGCGTTGGGTTCTGGTCGCTTGCAGGGTGATGAATTTAGATCTATCGCTGAGCAAGTGCCAGGCATCTTGCGACTTGTCTCAAAAGAGATGGGCGTAACCGTTGGCGAACTTAAGCAACTTGGTAGCGAAGGAAAAATCACGTCAGATATTCTCATCAATGCTCTCGCAAAAGGTTTCACTGAGAATAAAGGCAAAATCGATGCGCTTTTAGCAGATTCCCCAGCGCAACAATTTAAGGCATTTAGCAACGCAGTTTCAGAATTAAGCAATGCAGTTGGCTCTGAATTGCTGCCTGTTGTTGTTCCATTGGTCAAACAGTTGACCGAAATCGTTAAAGCGTTTGGAGATCTTCCGGGGCCAGTTAAAACGTTCACGGCCGCCGTTATCGGTCTTGCTGGAGCACTTGTGACGATGGCGCCTGCATTGGTTGCCATCAAAAGCTTGCTGGCTGCTATCAGTGTTGGCGGGTTGATCGCAGCAGCGCCGTGGATCGCGTTGGCTGCCGGTGTTGGAGCCGTTGGCTATGCGTTGTATGACGCAGCCACTGCACAGAGTCGGTTCAATAAACGTTTGGAAGAAGCGCCTGTTTCTGAACTTGAGGAAGAAGCGCAAAAACTTACAGAAGAAGCCGATCGATTAGAAGAGGCAGTGAAAGCCGCACAAGGTGCGGTTGAAGATTTTGTCCTTGAAGGTGACATTGAGCGTGTTCGTCGTATGCGCGAACAAGTCAGACTTCTTAAAGAAGCAGCACGCGTTAGGGAATACGACGCAACACAAGGCGCTGGCCTCAACATGGGTTTGATCACCCAAATGTCAAGCCAATTAGAGCAAGAAAAGCAAAAAAAACTTACTGAAGAACAGCGAAAGCAGGCAGAAGAAGCCGAGAAACGTCGTCAAAGGCAGGCGCAATCCGCGACTGAGCTTGCAACGCAGCTACAGCGTCAAATTGCACTTACAAACGAAATTGACGAGGCAAAAGATCGCATTTTGCAGCGAGACCATCAAATCGCAGACCTTAACAAGCAATTCCCTGACTTAAAAGAC